CTGAAAAGTTCTTGTGCGAATTAGCACGGCGCCATGAGAGACTCCCCCTCAAAGGGACTCTCTCCACCGATACCAACTCATTGAAGTATCGACGGAAAACTGCACGCGTTTGCGTACGTGCTGTTTTCCTATCTTTACTTTCTTTGAATTTTAGGCTTCGAAGGAGGACTGCAAGTTTGCTTTCTTTCTTCGATACCTTGTACTTGACCGTAGCTCTGCAACCACATAATCGGGTTAAGGAGCTTAAGTCGTTTTTCGTTCTGGCTCGCGAGATGGCCCTCAAGGGGGAATCCGTTGAGAAGAACACTCGGCTTCTGACCGGGAACATAATCCCTAGGGGTTTTGCTCTCAGTTCGAAGCAACTGTACCAACATTCTTGCTGCGCAAGGGCTTTGCCCTTGCCCAGCGAGTTTGAGGTTGAAATTGCGCAGGCGGAGTGGGCGAAGAATGTGTTCCATTCGACTCCCGCTTCGCCGGAGGACCTCGAAGACTATCGCCGACTTGTCGGCTCTAGCCCTCGGGTAATCAAGCAATTGGCACAACTTCGCAAAAAGGCGAAGCGGATCCCTAAGATCCGTATGTCTCCCTACGGGGAGGCAGCTTGTGCCACTCACAAAAGAGATGAAGGCGGGAGGTCGATGCACTTTCAACAAGTGAATCACCTCAAGCACTTCAGTGCAAAGATTGTCGGGACGTATGAGACGATGAAGACTCATGCTGCCCGTCAAATCAAAAAATATGACTCCCGCTCGGGTGGACCGCGTCTGCCGTCCACCGTTGTTGGGGTCAGAGAACAAGGCTTCAAGGTTAGGATCGTCACCAAAAACGATCCTTTCCTTGTCGCCAATTGTCATAGGGTTCGGAATGCCCTCTTCCACACCGCGCTTAAACCACGCGGTTGTGGAGAGGCGCTTGCCGAGCTCCCAACTATTCTTAGCCTTGAACATGCTTCCGTCTTCGGACGTGAAAAATGTTTCTCGGCTGACTTAACTACCGCGACAGATACACTGAGTCATGACTGGCTCAGCTATCTGTGCGGCCATTTGGGCGTGCCCAAAGAACTTGTATACGCGAGTATGCAGGTTCAATGGGGCGCCGAAGTTAAAGATGTGGTGCGAGGAGCGTTCATGGGCCTTCCAGCCTCATGGACTTTCCTCACCATCACACATTACTTGATCTGTTCCGCTGTGGACCATCTAGGAAGATGGTTCATCAAAGGCGATGACCTCGCAGCCCTTTGGGGCCGCAAGGAAATCAAGCGGTACAGGAAATTGTGCGCGGCGGTGGGCCTTCTCGTAAATACGAGAAAGTCCTTCGTCGCACCGAATAGGTTAACTTTCTGTGAGGGGATGTTCGAGCTTCGGCTCGACCGATCCCCCCCAGGGTTTTATCTTCTTCCGAGCCTCTCGCTCAAAGGTTTTACAACATTTGAAACAGGGACTCGGTATACGGACATGGCCACCATAATGAACGAAGGTGTTCGTCGTGGTGTCCACGTCAACAAGGTGACTCGCATCGCACACGCAGCGTGGCCCAAGGACTACGCCTGCGCACGCAAGATGCGTGTACACAAATATATTCCGCCGGTGTTCGGGGGGCTGGGATTCCCACATGAGAATCCCAACTCCCTGGTCCCGACACGAATTGCGTCTCTGTGCCTTGGTTCCCTTGAGAAAGGGACCTCGGCGCCGAGCACACTAATATTTTCGGC